CTGACGCTTTTGACATTCGTTTAGCTTCAAATGAGGGTAATGTTAGTCTTAGTAGCAATCTGTCAACGGTTGCGAACTGGCAGGCAGGCAGCACAGGGGCTAGAATGGACAGAATTGTCACAGGTGAATTCACGACTGGCGGACGTGGAGCAAATCGAACTTTTAAGGGGGAGATAGCTTTAACGGTTGTCGGCACATTGCGTAAAAACCAAGCTCTGTTTGACGACGCAACGATAAAGACTGTGATCGCCGACCCTGTTAAGTTTATGGCCAACGCGGATGGAGAAACTTGGCGGAGAACTTACCGAGTATCGCCAAGTATTTCGGAGGAGTTCACGTTTAGCAACAGCAAAAATCATACGTTAAGCGGACACGCGCTACAAGTGTGGCGGTATGGCGCGGGCACTTTCGACAGCTATAGCAACGGGCTGAGAAATCAGGTACTGCCGAGCGACCAAAACGCAACTAAGAAGCAATTCAACAGCATGCCGAATACCTGTATTATTAACGCGTCAGCAGACTACACGCAGTTCGCGCAGGCGCTGATTAGCAGTTAGCCGAAAGCTTGACAAACACCGCTAGCCGTATTAAGCTAGCGGTAATAATTTTTAAAGGGTACTTAAATGTTACTTGCAGCCGCGCCGGAGGGCGTAAAACGTATTGAGCAGTTAAGCAAACTTGTTGCCGGCGCATCAGCAGAGCAACACGCGCAAGTCGCGGCTTACAAGAAAGACGAAGACAAGAAAGATAAGCGACAGAGAGCTGACCGGGTTATGTCGGTTGGCGATGACGGCGTAGCTCGCATCAATATTGTGGGCTCGTTATCCCCCGAGTATGACTTTTGGGCCGAGTACTTTGACATTCCTGCTACTGCATACCGAGATATTTTGGCCGCTCTTAGCTTAGCTGAGGCAGATCAGTCTGTCGGCCGCGGTGAGCTATACATTGACAGTCCTGGGGGCTATACTGCGGGCATGCGAGAGGTAATGGTCGCGGTTAATGCTTTTGGCAAGCCTATTGACGCTATTGCTTCGCGCGCAGACAGCGCCGCATACGGCATTGCCTCTCAAGCAGATTCTATTACTGCGACAGGCCCGGACAGTGAGTTTGGTTCGGTTGGTGTTGTCGCATCTGTTTGGGCAAGCGAATATTTCATTGAGATCACAAGCAGCAACGCTCCGAACAAGCGGCCAGACCCGAAAACCGAGGAAGGCCGGGCGGTTATTCGGGCACAGCTTGACGAGTACGAGGACATTTTTACAAGTGACATAGCAAAAGGTCGAAACACAACTCAAGCAAACGTACAACAGAACTTCGGTCGCGGTGGCACAATGCTAGCTGCGCGCGCACTAGAAAACGGATTAATTGATAGAATTGGCGCTGCTTCTGCAACGCTAGAAACTACAACACAAGCAAAAGCAGAGGCTAATAGTTATATGACTACACTAGCAGATTTAAAAGCTAAGCACCCTGAAGTTTACGCGCAAGCGAAAGCGGAAGGTGCTGCAGAAGAAACCGAGCGGGTAAACGCTCACTTTACACTCGCAAGAGCGTGCGGCGACGAAGCTGTAAAACTTGCAGTTGAAAACGTCGAAAGCGGCGAGCCGTTTAGCGCCAGCGTTTCGGCTAAGTACCAAGCGCTCGGCATGGAGCACTTGCAAGCGACAGCGGTGGCTAACTCGCGCAAGCAAGACGCGGAAGGTCAGCACCAAGTTGACGCTAATGTGACTCAAAAGACTGAAGCGCAAGCAGCGGCGGAAGAACTACAGGCAGCAGTTAAGCAAGCTTATTCACTAGCGAGGGTTTAGATTATGAGCGCTTACACTACACGAGATTTTGACCCTAGACAGATTGGCTTGACCGACTGCCGCCGCGAAGCTGAAAGCGTGACGTTTACGGGCGCGGGTACTTACAAAGCGGGTACGTTACTGGCTCGCGACACTTCGACACAAAAGCTAGTACCGTTTGTCAAGGGTGGTACGACTAACGGCAACGGCGTGGTTCGCGGAATCCTTGACGAAGACCGAACCGCATCTGGCGCGGGCGACTTGCAAAGCCGAGTTATCCTTAGTGGTAATGTCAGTTTTGACGACATTTTAATTTATGCAGACGGTAACAACTCGAACATTGACCACAACGTCAAAGACGGTTTAGCAGTGTTTGAAATTTACACTTACGCAGCTGAAGAAAACAGCTTGCATAACAACAGCTAAGGAGCTATAAATGCCTATCGGATTAGACCCTCATTTTTATGCCGGCGTGTTTATGGCCAACCGCCGGACGAACACTTACTTTGCTAATTTTTTTCGCCCTGCTGAAGTCTTTACCACTGAAGACGGCAAGTTGATTATTGACACAGTACGCGACGATCAAAACGTGGCTGTGGCAGTTCGAAAACAAACTGGCCCGAATATGAACACGTTTCATAAGTTTAGTCAAGGCGAAATTGAGCCGCCGCTATTTAGTGAAGGCTTTCCTATTTCTGCTGAGCTATTGATGAAGCGCCAAGCAGGCGAAACACAAGAGCAAGCCGCGCAGACATCAGCACGAAACAAACTTTTGGCCGTTATGGCTAAGGGGTTTAGCATCTGCGACAACAAGATCCAGCGCGCATATGAATTGATGGCCGCTCAGATTTTTATGACAGGAAAAATTGAGCTTAAGGACGCTGACGGGAACCTAGTTTATGACGCAGACTTTAAGCCGAAAGCTAGCCACTACCCGACATCAGCGACGCTTTGGTCGGACGCTAACGCAGACCCGATTGGGGATATTGAGGCGCTTTGCGATCAGATAGCGGAAAGCTGCGGAGACTACCCGACTCGACTACATTTTGGTAAAGCGGCTTGGCTTGCATTTATCAATCACCCGAACGTTAAAGCTGCGCTAGAGTCAGACAACCGCCGCATTGATTATTTTAACGGTCAAGGTTTGCAGCCCCGTTCTACAAACAACGGCAACGTACAGTATATGGCCGTATTACAGCTTGGCACAAACCAGCTAGAATGTGTTTTAGTGAAGCATCAGCTTAAAAACCCTGAAACTGGTTCGCGTGAGCTGGTTATGCCGACTAACAAAGTCATGTTTGACACGTTTGGCGACATCGAATCGCAGACCGAAGGGCCTAACTTAATTAGAGCGCGAACTAAAGTTCAGCGATTGCATGAAGCAGACCGACGTGTCCGTGACCTGCTTCCGTCTAACGGAGAGATCGCCAGCAGCGACGGTATGTTGTTGTACTCGCCGTGGGTAAACCCTAGCGAGGACGGAAAAGCCGTGATGGGTATGATCGAAACTCAAGAAGTTTTCTGGCCGCAATATATTGACAGCTGGGGCGTTCTGACTTGTCTATAAGAGGGTAAAAGTATGACACGAGCCAAAAAACAAACAGCAGAGCCGCAAGCAGCAGAAATTAGCTACACCGTAGCAACTAGCAGCCTGCTAGACTCGGGCAAAATATACGCGCCGGGCCAAGACGTAACAGGCAAGTTCTCCGACAAACGAATCGCCGAACTCGTCGAGCGCGGGTTAGTCAAAGCGCTATCAAAAAAGGTGGCAAACTAATGGGAGACCTGCAAGCACTAGCGGAGCTAGACTTAGCTAGCACACTCGAAGCCGACGGGCGAGCAGTAACACTGCTCAGCCCTGACGGTATCAGTGCGACGGTTATGTCGATAGCTAACGATATTAGCGAGACAATCGACCCCGAGACTAATATGATAGTGCCGGGGCGCGACTTTCAGCTAACTTATCGTACTAGTTCGCTTACAGACCAGCCGGTTGCGATAAACAACAGAACTCAGTGCTGGAAAGTCAGCGGTACGACGATCCAAGGCCAAGATTACACTGCCCGAGTCGACGGAGTATTCCCTGACGGCACAACAGGCATGACTCGCTTATTACTAGGCACGCTATGACAGCTAAGATAACTGAAGTGGTGGCAGAACAGGCAACTTTCGAGCTTGTTCGGCATCAAATAGCAGCAATATTAACACTTGAGCTAGCAGAGCAAAAAACACTATCCAGTCAAGCGGAGCGATTTGACCTTGCTGTTTTTGAAGAACGTCACGACTTAATTGATTTTGTGAGAGCTGAAGCAAACACGCGAGCGATTAACGTGTGGTTTGACTCGATGCGCGAAGTACAGAACAATCACGCGGGGGTTCACGTCACATACGACGCTGTTTACAATATTGACGTTTATGCGAGTATTAACGCAACACAGACAGAAACGAGCGACAGGCTTAGCAGCTTAGCGTCGCAAGCGAGTGCTAATGTTGTTCGACAAATAATTTGTCATGAGCAATATACTGATTTAGCGCTAGGCCCGTGTTACGTCACGCAACGCAGCATAAACTCAGTGCAGTCAATAAGCACAGGCGGGGCTAGCGAACAACTTGCAGCTGTTAGACTAACGCTATTAGTAAGACTCGGCGAAACTGCTGGCATTCGTGAAGCACTAACACTAGAACAAATTGACGCGACAACAGTGCTAGAAGATGGCCAAGTCGCAATCAACACAGAACACTAACACTTAAAAAGGGCAAAAATTATGTTAACGCTGGGATCAACAAAAGCGTCAGCGCTTGCGGTTGGCGTTGAGTTCGCATCGACTAGCAGCGGAGTGTCGGCTAATCTGCCAGCTCGCGTCGCGTTAATCGGACAAGGCTCGACGGGTACAACGTTTAGCACTGATAAGCTACAAGTAACAAGTGCTGCGCAAGTCGCGAGCACCTACGGCCAAGGATCACCGCTACATCTAGCGGCATTGCAGCTTATGCCGCCAAACGGGGGCGGGCTGGGCGCTGTACCGCTAACAGTCTACCCGCTCGAAGATGACGCGGGAGGCGCGGCAGCAACTGGGTCAGTAACCGTTGTCGGCTCGGTGACAACAGCGTCAAGCGCTCGCGTGGTCGTCAACAACATTCAATCGCAGAGCTTTAGTTTAGTCGTCGGCGATTCAGTTGCTGCGATTTGCGCAAAGATTAAAACTGCTATTGATGCGATCCTTAAAATGCCAGTGACTACAACAGATAACGGCACAGAGGTTGCATTAACGTCGAAATGGAAGGGGTCGAGCGGCAACGACCTGCATATTGAGTTTTTGGGCGGCGCAGATTCAGGCTTGACATTTAGCGTTACGGCGATGGCGGGGGGCTCAGGCAATCCCGACGTCGACAGCGCACTAAACCAGCTCGGCAACTCGCACGAGACACACGTCGTTAACTGTCTTGAAGTCACAGACACTACAACGCTTGACAAGATTAATGCGGCTGGCGAGCAACGTTGGGAAGGTTTAGAAGCTAAGCCGTTTATAGCGTTTACAGGCGGCACGGCGGCAACCGCTGCGCTAGCCACAGCGGTGAGTTCAACTAAGAGTGCTCAGCGAGTAAACGCGCTAGTAACGGACCCCGGCAGCAAGCACTTGCCGCTTGAGATCGCAGCGGCTACAGTTGCAGCTATCGCGCCGATTGCGCACGCTGGGCCGGCAGAAGGCTATAACGGCGTACAGCTAGTTAACTTGACGGCTAGCGCAGATTCAGGGCAGTGGAACTTGAACGAGCGCAATTTAGCTCTGTTGGGCGGTTCGGGCAATATCGCGAACGAAGGCGGCGTTGCTACGATTGGCGACCTCGTGACGTTCTACAATGATGTTGCGGAAGAAAACCCAGCATACCAGTTTGTTGACACGACTATTAAAGTTATGAACTTGATGTATTCCGTTAGGCAGACGCTAGACAATCCAGCGTACAAGGGCGCGTCAATCATCCCGGACGGCCAAGTCGTTAACTCTGGAGTTCGTGCAGTGTCGCCGAAAGAAGTTAAGGCCGCACTTGCGGGAACGCTATCCGCTTTAGAAGCACAGGCGATTATCGCTGACGCTGACGAAAGCAAAGCGGGGTTGTCAGTTGTGATCAGTCCGTCGAACAATCGCCGTTTTGACGTAGTTGTGCCAGCTAAAGTTACTGGTAATTTAACACAAATCGACGCGCTGGTTCAGTGGTCGTTCAACTTTGGAGGTGCGTAATATGCCGCAGGCTATAGGTGGAGCTAACAAACAGTATACGGTCGGGGGTTTAAAGCTATCGCCGACCGCAGACAACAACCCTGATTTTGGTCTAGGGGGTAATACTAATAGCGTTGAGGACAACGGTGATGGCACTTTGCGCGTTATCGTTGAAACTAAAGGGGGCCGCATTGAAGGGCTTGAAGTCGCAGCGGATCCGGGAAAGCTTGAAGCGCTGCAAAAGCTTGCTAACGACCCGTTTACTTTAGTCCCGTTTACTGTTACACGACCAGACGGCCGTATATATCAAGCGATGGGCATTGTAACGGGCGACGTTCAAGAGCAAAACGGCACAGCGACGATCACATTTGATTTTCACGCAGAAGGTTCTTTTACTCTTCAATCATAAAAATAATTACTACAGCGGCTAGTCGTCAGTTTTGACTAGTCGTTATTTTCACTAACATTTGTAGAGAGATTTAAAATTATGGCTAAAATTAGCGCGGAATTAGCACGACAAGAGTTTGACAAGTATTTAGAAGCTAACGACATTTTTGTCACGCAAAGCGACAAAGATGGCGAAGTGAGCATTACTGATGAAGAAAAAGCACTAGTTGACCAGCTGCGCAAAAAAGCGGTCCGACTGATAGCTTCAGGTAAATTAGTAGTGCACGCAGAAAGCAACGAGCTAGAATTTCACGGTAAACGGTTTGGACAGCCGAGCGCTATGTTACTTGAGACATTACAAGCTGGCGACAACAAGCAAGCTGTTTTGCAGTGGACGGGCTTTACTGCTGAAGAATACGCGGGCAAGATTAACACAGCTAGAGACGCGCAGTTCTTGCAAACCTTAATGGTGGTTTTTCTCAGCTCGTAGCTGTTCCACTCGTCAGCAAGGGCGGGATTAGGGTCAGCTACGGGGCCAGCGCGATGCTATCAGCATTTGCGCAGATCATTTTAGATATACCGAGCCTTCCGCCGCACGAAACATTAACGTGGTCGCGCGTTCGGTGGTACTACAGTTTGATAACAAGCGCATTAATACAGAGAACTAAAGAACAATGACTAGTTACGCTATTGATACAACTTTTAAAGCTGTAGACTTATACTCTAAGCCCCTTAAAGCGATGATGAAGCAAACGCGACAGCTAGCAACTGTCGCAACTGCAAGCGTCGGCAAAGTAAGCGCAACGATCAACACTAGTTCATCGAAACTTAATGAAATGCGCAACAACTTGCGCACTAACGCAACGCTATTCGAGCGAATGGCTACACGCGTCCAGCTATACGCTAAGCGCTCAAGCAACGGGATTAAGTCAATAAATGATAGTGTGTCGAGCGCTAACAACGCGCTTAGCTCAGCCTTTAATACGACAGCAATTGCGGCAGGTGTCGCAGCTGCTAAGATAACAGCAGTCACGGTGACTGGCGCAGCGTTCGAACAGCAGATAGTAAGCGCTGTTGCTAAGTTTCCCGAAGGGATCAAGCAGGGTACTGCTGAGTTTCAAAAGCTGCAAGACGCAGCACGACAAATTGGCGCAACTACAGAATTTAGCGCTACACAAGCAGCAGCAGGACTCGACTTTTTAGCTAAAGCAGGTTTTAACAGCGAAAAAGCATTAGCCGCTTTACCTAAAATTGTCGACTTTTCGACAGCGAGCGGAGGGGTGCTAGACCTCGCCACAGCTTCCGACATAGCGTCCGATGCGCTTGGCCAGTTTGGGCTTACGAGCGCAGACACTCAAACGCAAACAGCAAACTTATCGCGTATTATTGATGTAATGATTAAAGCGTCTAACGCGGCAAACGTGTCCGCAGTCGAATTGTTCGAGAGCTTCCGCGACGCGGGCCCCGTAGCTACTGCGGCCGGCCAGTCGATTGAGACTGTAGTAACTCTAGCCGCCAAACTTGCTGACTCGGGAATAAAAGGGTCTCAAGCGGGGACAGCGCTAAAAGCCGTATTTGCAAAACTGCAAGCCCCGACGGGGGACGCGGCAAAGGTCCTCCGCAAGTTGGGTGTTCAGGTATCAGATAGCTCTGGCAACATGATCGACGCATTTTCTGTGATAGAGCAGCTTAAAAATTCTATGCGTGGCATGGGTAACCTAGCTCGCGGTGAAGCACTTAAAAAACTTTTTGGTGAGGACCACTTAGCGTCTGCGACGGTGCTACTCGCACAAAGCACCGACAGTTTAAAAACGTATCGCAAAACCCTGCAAGCTGCAGGCGGTTCGACGTCAAAGCTAGCTGATATTA